ATTATCCTCAAGTTCAACAAACTCATCATCTACTTCAGTTTCTTTCACTGAAACTACATTCTACGACTCTGGAATCGTTAATTCTTCAGTTTATACAGAAAGTGTTGTTGTTAGAAAACCACCATCTGCAATGCCCCTGAGTGCAGTTTTAAGAGATCCTTTATCACAAACTTTTAGGTCAGATAGTGATGGTGGATTCTTGACGGGTGTTGATTTGTACTTCTCTTCTAAAGATACTTCAGAAAAAGTATTTGTTGAAATTAGAGAAACTGATATTGGAGGAACTCCAAAAGAAAAACTAATACAAAATTTTGCAAGAGTTGGAGTTTTACCATCAGCGATAACAGTATCTAATGATGGTTCTGTAGCAACTAATATTAAATTTACATCTCCAATTTATTTACAACCAAACAAACAATATGCTCTTTCTATAATTTCACCATCTTCGGATAATTATAAAGTTTGGATTGCTAGAGCATCTGAAGCAACGGTAGAGACTCAAACATATCCAAATGCTCAGCAAGTTATTTACTCCAATCAATATATTGGTGGTAATTTGTTTAAATCTCAAAATGGATCAATTTGGTCCCCCAGCATTTATGAAGACTTAAAATTTAAATTTTATAAAGCTAATTTTACATCGACAACAGGCACTGCATATTTCCATAATCCACCATTATCGATTGGAAGTACTTATGCTAGCCCTGATGCAAATATACATCCATTGATTTTGAATCCGATTAAAACTCTTCCAAGAAAATTAATAGTTGGAATTAACACAAGTTCAAACCTTCAAAATGTTTTAACAAATGGAATAAAAGTTTCAGACAATACTTCAAATGTATATGGATATGTCGAAACTCTTGGTGGACCAATTGGAGTTATAACGACTACCAATGTTGGTGCAGGATATTCTAATGGTACTTATTCGAATGTGCCACTTTATACGATTACTGGATTTGGAAATGGAGCAACTGCAAATGTTACTGTAGTATCAAATACTATAGAATCAGTTTCTATAGCCAATACTGGAAGTGGATATAAAGATGGTGATTTGTTGGGAATTACAACAAGTAATGTAACTAGGGGTAGGGGAGCAAAAATATCAATTTCTTCTATATGGGGTGTTGATAGGTTATTTTTAACTGATGTTGTTGGAGAAAGTTTCTTAAACAATTCAGTTATATCTTATTATCCATCATCAACATCATCAGCAGTCTCATTAGGTGGAACTGTTGTTTCTTCAAATTCTATAACTCCTAGCGATGTGTATTCTGGAAATGTATTTGAAGTATTGCATTATAATCATGGAATGCACTCTAGTGACAATATTTTAACAATTAGTGGTGTATTCCCAAATACCACTGGAGAGGCGTTAACTGCAAATATATTAACAAGTAATACTACAATTTCTGTAGCAAATACATCAAAATTTACTTTATTTGAGGGTAGACAAGTTTCTGGATCTGGTTCTCTTGGATATGTATTAATTAATAATGAAGTCATTGCATATTCCGAAGTTGGTTCAAATAGTTTGACGATTTATTCTCGTGGAGTTAATGAAAGTATAGTTAGAAATCACAATGTAAATGATGTGGTTTATAAGTATGAGTTAAATGGAGTTTCTTTAACAAGAATTAATACATCACATTCAATGCCATCAAACCAAACTTTGAAGTCTAATAGGGGCATTGATAGTTATCACATTCAATTTAATAGGTCTGCCAATAATAGGACCTCTGGATCAGATATGTTGAATTTTACAACTCAAAGTTCATTAGGAGGATCAAATTGTAGAGCATCTCAAAATATTCAATTTAACCAGATAATACCTCAATTTAATGTTGTAACTCCAGAAAATACATCAGTTTCTTCATCACTTAGAACAATTTCAGGAACTAGTTCTGGAGGATCAGAAACTTCATTCTTGGATCAAGGTTTTGAAAATATTTCATTAAACAATATAAATGATTTATCTTCAACTAGATTAGTATGCTCTAGAGTTAATGAAATAAATAGGGTTTCTTCATTACCAAGAAGTCGTTCTTTAACTCTTGGTATTAGAATGGAAACAAGTAATAGTAATGTTTCTCCAGTTGTTGATCTAACAGAATCGGCAATTTTTGTATTTAATAGAAATAGATTGAATAATCCAGTTTCTGATTATGTATCAGATTCACGCACCAATCAATTAAGAGATGATCCACATTCTTCTGTATATGTGTCAAAACGAGTTAATTTATTGAAGCCAGCAACTGCGTTGAAGGTTTATCTCACAGCAAATAGACCATCGTCTAGTGATTTTAGAGTTCTTTATAGGTTATTTAAATCTGGTTCGAGTGAAATAGGTCAAGCGTTTGAATTATTCCCAGGTTATAAAAATTTAACAGATTCTGATGGTGATGGTATTGGAGACACTGTAATTGATATAAATTTAAATGATGGAACTTCAGATGTTTTTGTTAATTCTAATTCTGAAAATGAATATTCCGAGTATCAATATACTGCAAATAATTTGGAGCAATTTAATGGATTTATTATTAAAATAGTTATGAGTGGAAGCAATGAAGCATTTTCACCAAGATTTAAAGATCTAAGAGTTATTGCCTTAGCATAATGATACCAGTTGAAGGACATAATAATCTCTTTAGAGATGAAAAAACCGGTGCTATAGTTAATTTAGATACCACAGAATATTCTCATTATATTAAAATGAGAACAGAGAAGCAGAAACAAAAAGAAGAAATACAAAAAATAAAGTCCGATATTGAAGAAATTAAAATGTTACTAAAGGAGTTATTGAATGGACCCAAATGAAATAACATTAGAATCAATAGATAAGTTATTCGAATATGAAAAACAAGTTCGAATCATTGATAATTTGAATGAAATTGAATTAAAAACTTTTGCAAAATTATATTGTAAATTATATTTAAAGCAACAAGAAACTGTCCAGTCTCTTATGAATCTTTAGAATATAAATATCTAAAGGTATATTCATCTGAATAATGGCAGTTTATGTATCCAATATCGTAATTGAGCAGGGATTTAGTTTTGATACTTCTTTTCAATTAGAGGATACAAGGACAAATTCTTTTTTAACTCTAACCACTGCATCTACCGTGGCTCAACTTAGAAAACATCCAGGTAGTTCAAGTTATGTTTCATTTGCCTCTACTGTCACGGATCCAAATCAGGGTATCATTTCAATATCATTAACAGCAAATCAGACTGTCTCTTTAAAACCTGGAAGATATTCATATGATGTGAAATTATTTAATTATGGTAAAGAATTTAAAGCAATTGAGGGGGCAGCACTAGTCAGAGCAGGGGTAACGAGGTAAAATGTCCAACATAAACGACAGAATTGGATCTCAAAATGTAATTCGTGTCTTATCTAATGCTTCCGCACCACCAACAAAATTAGTTAATTTAACAGACGTTAATTCGACTAATACCGCCGATGGAGTAATCCTTGTTTGGGATTTACCATCAGAAACTTTTATAATGACGAGTGTTATTGATAGAAGTATTTCTATTAGTGATACTACTGTTTCAATTTCAACTTCTACAGGTGCTTTTACAGTAAAAGGTGGTGTTGGGATAGGACAAAATTTAAACATTGGTGGAAACTTAAAGGTAGTTGGAATAGCTACTTTTGGAACAGGAACAGTTATTATTGATGGTGATAATGATAATATAAGAGTTGGTGCGGCACTTACAATTGATGCACAGGATGGTATTTTTACACCATCTATTAATATTGGTGGATTAGTTAATGCAGATAGACTTTATATTTCCGGTATTACAACCCTTGCTGCAACTAATGGCATAACAACTACTGGTGGAGATTTCTATAGTGGTGCAGATGCTTTTGTTGGTGGAGATTTAAGAGTAGAAGGTTCTTCAAACTTTATTGGTACGGCTACATTTCATAGTGGAACAATTAATTTAGGTGATTCTGATACAGATGATATTAATGTAGTTGGTGAATTTATTTCAAACTTAGTACCAAATAGTGATGGAACATATGATATTGGTACTGTTACAAAACGATGGAGAAATGCCAGATTTTCTGGTTTAGTTACTGCTACAAATTTAAATATTTCAGGAGTTTCAACATTAGCTGCAAATGGTGGCATCACTACAACTGGTGGTGACTTATACGTTGGTGGAGATTTATATGTTTCCGATGATTTAGTTTTTGATGAATTTAATGCTAGAAATGCAACACTATCTGGTTTCTTAAATGTTGCTGGAGTTTCTACATTCGCTGGAATCGCTACAAACACTTCTACATTATTTGCTAATCAATTAAGTGTAGTTGGTCCATCAACATTCTCTGGTATTACAACTAGTACTTCTACATTATTTGCTAATCAATTAAGTGTTTCCGGAGTTTCTACTTTTCAAAACAATGTTTTTGTGACTGGTACATTAACCGCAGGATTAATTGATGGGGGAGATTATTAATGTCAAAACCAAATAGTAGACAAAGTTTAATAGATTATTGCTTAAGAAGACTAGGTGCTCCAGTTTTGGAAATTAATGTAGATGATGATCAGATTGATGATCTTGTGGATGATGCTTTGCAGTATTTCCAAGAAAGACATTTTGATGGTGTTGAGAGAATGTTTTTAAAATATAAAATTAGTCAGTCTGATATTGATAGAGGTAGAGGAAGAAGTACAAATGGTGTTGGTGTTGTAACAACAACTGGAACATCTGTTGGAGTAGGAAGTACATCTTTTAATTTTTATGAGGCATCAAATTATATTCAAGTTCCTGATTCTATAATTGGTATAGAAAGAATATTTAAATTTGATACAAGTTCTATATCTGGTGGAATGTTTAGTATTAAATATCAATTATTTTTAAATGATCTTTATTATTTTAATTCAGTTGAATTATTACAGTATTCTATGGTCAAATCTTATCTTGAAGATATAGACTTTTTACTAACGACTGACAAACAAGTTAGATTTAATAAGAGACAGAATAGATTGTATTTGGATATTGATTGGGCATCACAATCTGCAGATAATTTTATTGTAATTGATTGTTATAGAATTTTAGATCCAAATACTTTCACTAATGTTTATAATGATAGTTTTATTAAAAAATATTTAACAGCTTTAATAAAAAAACAGTGGGGTCAAAATCTAATTAAGTTCCGTGGAGTAAAACTTCCCGGTGGAATTGAACTGAATGGTAGAGAAATTTATGAAGATGCTGAAAGGGAATTAGAAGATATTAAACAAAGAATGACTCTAGAATACGAATTACCTCCCTACGATTTTATTGGATAATTATGGCACTAAATCCATTTTTTTTACAAGGATCACAAAGTGAACAGTTTTTAATTCAAGATTTAATAAACGAACATTTAAGGATGTATGGTATTGAAGTTTATTATTTACCAAGAAAAATTTTAAAGTCGGACAATATTATTAGGGAAGTAATTGCATCTAAATTTGATGATAATTTTATTATTGAAGCTTATCTGAACAATTATGAAGGATATGCTCCGGGATATGATTTAATGTCTAAATTTGGTCTCACTTTAAAAAATGAGATCAACTTAATTATATCTAGAGAAAGATTTGAAGAATTTATTTCACCATTTTTGGAAGGATTATCATCTGGAATTAGGGAAGGTAGAATTTCTGGATATGATTTTGGTGATGTTATTGAAAGACCAAAGGAGGGTGATTTAATTTATTTTCCACTAGGGGAAAGACTTTTTGAAATTAAAAGGGTTGAGTCAGAAAAACCTTTTTATCAATTAGGAAAAAATTATGTATATGAATTAAGTTGTGAATTATATGAATATGAAAATGAACTTATTGATACTGATATAGAAGAAGTTGATAATACTGTTGAGGATGAGGGGTATATCACCACTTTAACTCTTATCGGATCTGCAACAACAGCAACAGCTACGGCATCTGTAGGTGGATCTGGAATGATAGGAAAGATCATTCTAAATGATGATGGTTATGGATATACATCTACACCAACAGTATCAATATCTAGCCCCCCATCAGGTTTGACCGCAACAGCAGTAGCAATTACAACATCTAAAGCTGGAGTTAAATCAATAAAATCAATTTTGATTGTAAATCCTGGATCAGGTTATACTGCATCAAATCCACCAACAGTAACTATTTTTGGAGGAAATGGAGTTGGAGCAGCTGCCACGGCTCTTGTAGTTGATAATGGCATCACTGGATTTGCTTTAAATGGTGGAAGTGGTTACTACACTAAACCAATTGTAACTATCGGCGGACCATCTATTGGAGGGACGGCAATAATAGACCCACTCATTACAAATGGATCCGTATCTTCATTGAGATTTGAAAATACAGGTTATGGATATACAACAGCACCATCTGTTGTTATTTCCGGCGTATCTACAATAGGAGTAGGAACATTTGTATATAATGAATTAGTAGTTGGACAAACTTCAGGAACAATAGCCAGAGTTCGTGATTTTAGAACTGTTTTATCTAATTTCCCAGGAGTTCCCCCTACAACTTATTTAAGAGTTTCTATAAATAGTGGTAAGTTTTATCCTGGGGAAGTTATTGTAGGGTCAATATCATCTGCAAGATACTTAACAAAAGAATACTCTACAGATAGTTATGAAGATCCTTATGATCAAAACAAAGAAATAGAAGATGCTGCAGATTTAATACTTGATTTTTCAGAGTCTAATCCATTTGGAGAATATTAATGCTAGGGACTTATTATTATCACGAAATTATTAGAAAAACTATTATTGGTTTTGGAACTTTGTTTAATAACATTTATATTAGACATAAAAACAAGCAAAATCAAATTGTTGATGAGACTAAGGTTGGTATTGCATATGGTCCAATGCAAAAATTCTTAGCAAAAATTGAACAACAAGCAGAACTTACTAAACCAATAGCGACTACTCTTCCAAGAATGTCGTTTGAAATGAACTCCATTCAATACGATCCATCAAGGAAAGCATCAGTTGTTCAAACATTTAAAGCAGTTGATGATAATAATAGAGTTAAAAAAGTTTATATGCCAGTGCCATATAACATTGGATTTGAACTTAATATTTTTAGTAAACTAAATGATGATGCTTTACAGATAATAGAACAAATTTTACCATATTTTCAACCATCATTAAATATTACAATTGAATTAATAGATTCTATAGGAGAAAATAGGGATGTTCCTGTTATTTTAGAATCAATTAATTTTAGAGATGATTATGAAGGAGACTTTTCATCCAGAAGAGCTTTAATTTATACCTTACAGTTTACTGCAAAGACATATTTATTTGGACCAATTGCAGACAGCACAGATGGACTAATTCGTAAAGTTCAGATTGATTATTATTCGGATCCTAATGTTAAAACTGCAAAAAGAGAGGTTAGATATATAACTAAACCAACTGCAATGAAAGATTATAACAATGATGTAGCAGCAACAATAACTGAAGATCTCAATGAAACAGAAACTGTTATAACAGTTAACAATACAAATTTATTATCCATTCAAGATAGAATTATTATTGATTCTGAAATAATGAAAATTGTTTCTAAGACAACTACATCAATAACTGTAAAACGAGCATATTCTGAATCTATATCTTCAGTTCATGTTTCAGGATCAATCGTAAGATTATTAACAGAATCTGATGATAAATTAATTGTTCCTGGTGATGATTTTGGATTTAGTGAAGAAACTACATTTTTTAATGATGTAGGAACATTTAGTCCAACTAGAAAAATAGACATTTGAAATCGTGAATAAAAACTTTGATTCGATTGATAAATCACTTAACACAGAAAGTAAAATTAGTTTGTCTGATATTTCAGATAAAAAGAATATTGACTTGATTACACAAACTAGTGAATCTATTCCCGTGGAAGACATAAAAAAAGACTATGATTATACACGTGCAAACCTCTATTCATTGATTGAAAAGGGTCAAGAAGCATTAAACGGAATTATGGAATTAGCTGCGGAAAGCGATAGTCCAAGAGCTTATGAAGTTGCTGGTCAAATAATAAAAAGTGTAGGGGATACAACCGATAAATTATTAGATTTACAAAAAAAATTGAAAGAAATGGAAGATGATAATTTAAAACAAACAACCAATAATGTTACAAATAACGCATTATTTGTTGGATCAACTGCCGAATTGTCAAAACTACTCAAGCAAGGTTTTCTAAATAATAATGAGTAATCTAGTTTTAGTTGTCAAATGAGTTGGTCGGAAAAATACAAGCGATCAATTGATTGTGATAATCCAAAAGGATTTTCGCAAAGAGCTCACTGTCAAGGTAGAAAGGAAAAGTTGAAAGAACAGT